TTTAAATACCGAATCCCATTTATCATCGTTAGCACAAGGAGGAAATCCATTTTTCTTTAAACTAAAATCAAATTTAGCATCAATAAAAGTTCTTGTATCTCTAACCTTCCAATGCTGTAAGTGAGATTGTAAATGTTGTACTTTGTTTTGAGATTTAAATATTCTCTCAAGAATAACTGGATCAAAAGAATTAGACCTTGACCACCAATAATCAATCTTTGGTCCGTCAATTAGAAAATCTGTAAATTGCTTACAGAAATCAGCAACTGACAAATCAGAACTCTTAGGAGCAATATTCTTTCTTACTTCAGAATCTTGCTGTGACCAAAAATCTAATGTACTTTTATCAACTACCCAATTATAATTCTTTACTTGCTCAGATACATTCAATTTGAATTTCTTCACTTTGAATACATCGCCTAAATTGTATGGGTCATCAGAAGTAAACTTGTCCCATTGAAATACCATTGCTGACATATCAATGACCGCACAGTTATGTACGTCTTGACCCATTGTTTCAAAATCTATAATTAAGTCGTTTCTCATATTGTTTATTATAACCTATTTTGTTGTGAATGTCAATAGTTTATGCAAAGAATTCTTCAAGATTAGTACTTGTATCTTTTCCTTTTGGATCAAACTCCATTAATTGTTTATGGTTATTTTGTCTTAAATAGGTTGTTTCTGATAAAGGCAATTCGTCTTTTAAAAACTTTTGAATTTCTTTATGCAAATCTCTTGATGTTGGCACAGGAACATTTTGAGCAATATGATTCATCTTTTTCAAACCATGTAATAATTCAAAATCTTCCGGGAATCCCATCATATGTAAAGCTTCTCGAATGGTTAACGATCTTTCTTCAATAGGATGCATTGTGTCAACCATATTACGACCAATTACAGCATTCATATATTCACCAAAGACATGTACTGAACCGTCCCATACACCTTTACCATCAGCAAACTTTTTAATTGCATGATCTGAATACTTAATACCTTTTTCGTTTCCTGTTCTGTGGAACCATTCGTTTGCTTCTTTCATCCAACCCTTTTTCATAATATAATTTAAAGTGGTTTTACAATCTTCTTCTACCATTATCTCTCTTACATCACGATTGGTTTTTGTTTTAATAAAGTTATAATAAGGTTCATCAGGTACATGCTTATTAATAATCAAATCTTGATGTAATGCATTATCAGGAATCTCTTGAAGATATTCTGCGAAGTTCTTTCTTGGTCTATTATACCAATTCATTACAGGAGAAGACTCTGATTTCCAACCAACCGCAAAAGTCCTGTCGCGTCCTTGTGGCACTCCATGATATCTTGTTGAGGTTTTATACAGGGATAAAGAATAACCTCTCTGAGCACAAATATCGTAAAGATTGTTTGCTACTGGACGACCTTTGTTAGTATATAATGCAGGAGCGTTTTCAACAATAACAACTTTTGCTCCAAGAATATCAATACCATCTTCAAATACTTTATACATCCATTCATTCTTTGCGCATCCTGCACCTTTACTCTCTGATGTAGTACCTGTATTTAATTGTGATAAAGCAGCACAAGGTGGAGTACCAGAAACTACATCAACTTTTCTAATTGTTGGATTATCTGAATCTAACAAAACATAAGGAATATCGCGCCCTTTGGTTACTTGTTGATAGTTTACATAATGTGAATCGTTGTCCTGAAATCCATCATAAGAATAAATTACTTCAGGTGGTTTACCAAAAGCTTTCTCTGCTCCTAGCATTTGTCCACCAATTAGCGGAATTAGTGGTGCCCATGTTATTTCTTTGCTCATCCGAAAAAGTCCTCAAGTGTTGCAGCAGTTTTCTTTTCAAATTTTGTTACGTCAGGCATAACATAATCTTCATCAATTGCTGTCATAATTTTATTGTTTAAGAATGTACCATCATATAGTTCAGGCTTACAGATTAGTTTACGCAAACCTTTTACCACTGATAAGTATTCTTCTTCATTATTTAATAACCTATCCATTCTTTGTTTAAACTCTTCAGGAGTTTTAGGTCTTAAGAAATCTGGAATAGGTAAATGTTTTTGTTCATCATACGATGGATGTAAGAATGGAACAACACCAGCATGAATCATTTCAATATACTTTGATGTAACCCACCCTGGTGCAATTGGAATAATGAAAGTAAATTTAACATTATTCATTTTTGCCATTACATCGTCAAGATGAATAGATCCTTTAAACCTTGCATCGGTTTCAGTATTAGGATGTTCCCATTTACCATAAATTTCTACATCATCGAAATCATTTAATACCCATTCTTTTAATAGGTTGTATCTCGAAGGCTTTGCTTCATTAAGAATAACCATAAAAGGAACTTTTCTGTTTGTATTAAATTCTTCTTTATATTCGTAGTTAATACAAAAACAAGTTTCCATACCTGCATAAGTTGAAGGAACCTTTCTTTCATATCGTTCTTGGTCTTCATAAGATCGTATACTACTTACTTCGTATTCATAATCATATTGACCTAAAGATATATTTGGTAAATGGAATATATCTCTTGATTGATTCATTACATATCTTGGATCGTTTACAATTTCAACATAATCTGGTTTTTCTTCATTTAACCAAATCGCAATAGGTGAAGTATAGTTCTTTGTCATATCAATTACAGATGCAGGTTTACCATCGGAAACACCATCTTTTAAATGTTTCACTTGAGTGATCTTACCTGGAATCGTAACGGTACCAACCTGACCTACCATCAATACAGTATAATCTAACTTAAATCCTTTTGCATTAAAATAGTTAATCACGTGACGATAAAAATTATCATCGTCGTTATTCTTAACACCTTTCCAAATATCAATTACATTATCGTATGGAAACAATTCCAACGCCTCTGATTCTGTTAGAGTACTAAAATCAGACCTTCCGATAATATAAAATGTTTTATCTGGATTATTATTTGCGAGTGCAATTAAAACTGTAGATGGCTCGTTATCTCCGCCGATAGGAGAGAAACGATTTCTTTTGAACTTGACCGATTTACCGATCTTTCCGAATCCAATGTTTTTCATAATATAAAATATCCGTCGTTAAATTTATTTATTGGAATTGACTACACGCTCTCGAAGCTCTGACGAACTAAACGAATGCCTTCTGCGATTATAATGTACAGGACAAAGACCTTTACCTGTATGTTCTTGATCTTTGTATTCTTCACCAACAATTCTTACATCAGGATTGATAGTTAAAATCATATCAATGATTTCTTGTTCTGTAGTAAAAGGTATAACCTCATCAACATATTTACAAGAAGATACCTGAATGTATCTTTCAAAAGGTGTCTGAACAGGCTTGTTCTTTGCCTCAGGACGGTCTACGGTTGGGTCAATCAATAATCCAACAATTAAATAATCACACAAGGTTTTTGCTTCTTGTAGCATAACGATATGTCCTGCATGGAATAAATCAAATGTAGAACATGTAAATCCGACTTTATAACCGGAAGGTAATTTTTTTCTATCTAGAAACATTTTGCTCTCCTAAAATTTCTTCAACTCTTTTTGCATATGTGGTATATAGCGGAGTCTTATCAGTTGGTAAGTAATGTATATATGCAGGAAGCTTCCTTACAGTTTGGTCATCTTTCATAATCGTTGTCCAAATTCTAACATCAGCACCAAACTTTTTAACATCGTAATTATTTTCTACTAACCAACGATAATAAATTGCATATATGTTTTGTTCTATAATCCAATACTTGCCACCTATAGATCTGTTATTCTTTTCAGAACCATATTCTACGGTTCTATTTTTACCACCGTTTATTCTTTTCTTTGTATATTTGTCTACACCTTCCAATAAGAGTATGTATACATCTTTACATATTGCTCGATTAAAGAACTCAATATAATGTTCATTTTGTGTATGAATAACTTGTCCTGAGTTCATACTAAAATAAGGATCGTATCTCATAGGAGCAATATCAACCAAATCTCTATATCTTGGTTCTAAAACTTTTTCTACAAATTTACCCATAACTCCTAATGCAGATTCATTGTAAAAAACATAATCATTTTCAAAGTAATGGTCAAGCGGCTGTAATAGAAATACATCGTCGTCCATCATCATTGCCTTTTTAATACCTAGTACCTCATGTACATAAGGAAAGACCAACCATTTAATTGCTACACCGTAAATTTTAAGTATATTAAACAAATATTCTTCGTGAAAAAAATGACGTGTTTTTTCAATCATATATGAAGCAAGATGAATTTGAAAATGTTCAGCAATGGTAGTTCCATTATACGAACGTTCTCTGTCATCAAGAATTACATGAAGCTTAGTATTTGTTGGCTTATCGTAAATATTATAATACTTGATTAAAGCTTCAAGCCGTTCTATGTTATTAGAAACAACGAATATATTATTTTCCATAATCAATCATAGCCAATAAGTCATCAACACATTGAATGATAAAATCTTTATCTGGGTGATACTTATAAACTCTTACTATCTCTGCTGCGGTTAAAGTAAGCAAGTCAGATTTGTCTATCCAATGATTATATGCTAATAGTGTATTGATAGCAAGATCTTGTTCTGCTGTGCTGTACTTATTAATAATTAAGCTTGCGATAAATTTTGCGATATCAAGTTCTCGACATCCAAACACGTTTGGTATTGGGTCAATTAAGTACATGTCATATTGATTAAATAACATATTCTTAATACCAAAGTCTCCATGACAATATCCATAATCTAATTCTATATTAGCTAATCTTTCTACAACATCATTAAACATATCAAGTTTTGCTAATTGAACATGGCCTACAATCCTTGCGATATAATCATCGAATGTTAGAAACTTTTTCGTAACTGGAATTTCACCAAATTCATCAAGTGCTTCTTGTATCATGGCCAATGCTTTATACGGAGAATGTTTAAAGAAATCTTCGTCGTGTTCAATATAATCCATTGTAAGAGTATCACCAACAACTCTGTGGATCTCAGGAGTACGTACTGCACTACCAGTTTCTTTATACCATTTTGCTACTTCATGGGCATTACTTGCGGTCTTATGTACTAATACTCCATCGGTGTAAATATCAGATCCTGATAGACCACCTTGTAGTTCTCTAATATCAGCACATATAAAATCTTCAGGAGTAATACCTTTATCATCAATGTAATA